CGCGCTGTACCGGCGCAGGTAGGTGCAGATCGACCCGAGGGTCTGAACCGTGGCCCGCTCGGGGAACGGCATGCTGACCGTCTCGGCGATGAACTCACCGCTGGTGTGCATGACGGTCGTCTCGACCGACACCATGCCGTTGTCGGTGTTGATTGACTGGACGAGCGTCAGCCCCTGCGCTGCAAACGGAACGCGGATTGCGTTCAGGATCGCGCCCAGACTGGCGTAGCGGTTCTTGAAGTGCGGGTTGACGCTGTCAAGGTTTGGGTTCTTGATCTGGGTGTTGGCGAGCGCCAGCGAACTGGCGAGCGCCCCGATGGTCTGACTCGTACGCATGTGCATCCTCAATGTGTCGAACACCACGTTCGACTCGGGAACTGTATACAGTCCCTTATACGCTGTCAACGGGCTGCGTAGGAAATCGTGACAAAGGTTTCTGACTGCGACCCGTAACGCTTATGTGCGTTCAGCCAAATGACTTGCGAGTCATCGACCATCACAACCCCGGTCAGACCGTCTAGCAGTGCGCGGCACAGCTTGTCTATGTCAGGCTTACCGGGGTGCAGCGGTGCGGTCTTGGTTAGTTCGCCAGCCTTGCGCCAGTGACTCTTGGGCCGCTCAAACACGAACTCGGCGCTGATGGTGCAGGCAGCCTCAGCCGGCGGCCCGACCCAGGCACGCCCAGCCTCATAGGCGACGGCGGCTCTCCACGACTTCAGGCGCTGGCATGCGTCCAGCATCACCGTCCGACCGTTCCGCAGGCGCACCAAGCGCTTGCTCCCTTGCGGTGCTGCCATACCCGGCACGGTGAATTCGATCAGGCGTTCGCTCATAGGTCAGGAGTCTTTGCGTGAGCTCGTTGCACCCTCGCATGAGGAGCGCCATCTCGTTTCGCAGGTAGATGATTTCCTCGCGTGCCTCGGCCAAGATCGGGCTGACGAACGGCTGGACATCAATGCGGTCGATGATGTCCTCGTCAGTCTCTGGCATCACGTATCCCTGTGCATGTATCGCAGTGTGTCCTGATGCTTTGTCATCAGATCCTGTAGCGCGATGCGGGCACGCATGTGCGATGCACGCAGATCCTCGATGCGTTGCTCGAGCAGGCTTGCCTGTAGCGTCCGCAAAGCCAAGGCAGTACGGCACTCTCGCACTAACGTGACACCGTCCAGGTCCGGCGCGTTTCCGGCGAGGTACGAATCAATCCGGCGCATCAGATCGTCGTGCATCATCGTCCTCAATGATAGTGGTGCGCCAGATAGCTATTTGCATTGGTGCGCTAACGCGAACCTTGGTCGCCTTCTTGCTGCTCGGTCTGAACACGGCGACAACCTTGTCCTCGAGCGTCAGGATGGCGCTTTCCCCACCCTTCAGCGTCAGGACCACGGTGCCAAAGTCAGCCGGGATGCGTGTCTGCCTCAAGGTCATTTTGTGCCTCCTTGCACATGGTTATTTCAAAACAATCCCAGCCGCGCTGCTTGGCGTACTCGTGTGCGGTCTGCGCTCCGAGACAGACGCACGGGCGAAGAACCGACACCTCTCTGCGCGCCTCGTCGCGCTCGGCGCGGAGACGGTCGATGGTGTCGGCAGCGTATGCGCAGTCAATGTTCCATGCGGTTGGGTTGTTGTTCCGCGTCTGGCTCCAGAACCGCATCCGCTCAACGATGTCATTGTCGTTCACTTGGCGTCCTCCCGTTTCCAGAACACACGATTGAACTCCTTGCGGATCTTGTCGCAGATGTTCGACCGCTCGTCAAACATGTCGTGAGTGTTCCCGTGTCCATCGACAACCTTGTCGTAGTTGCACAGCACTCCCTCAACGATTGCCATAGTGCGGTTCAGCACCTTGTTCCTTGCGAATCCGTCACGTTCTCCCATGTCGCGCTTGGTGAGCCAGTCCGCATATTCGGCGCACTGTTGTTCGTCTCGGTCGTTGACACGTCGTAGCAGTCGCAGCATGCGTTCTTCGCCAGGCATATCCATGCTGGCTCGCAACTCCTCAATCTCGCCGATGGCCTCTGTTGCAATACTGTTGACCTCGGTGTATTCGCCAACGCCCAACAACTCGGCTAGTGCCGCGATTGGTTCTTTGGTTTCGTTTGCCATGTGGTTCCTCAGAACGGGATGTCGGTATCGGGGAGCGGACGGTGATTAGCCTGCTTGGCCGGCGCTGCTGGTGCATCCTCGCGCTCACGCGGCAGGCTGAACTTCAGCGAAAGCATCTCAGTGCCCTTGCTCGTGGTCTTCGTCCAAGCGGCGATCTCCATGACCACTCCATTGACCATGCAGTTCCCGCGCCAATCAGGCTGGCGGTCGTGCTGCTTGCGGTTCTGGAACATCGCTCCGGTGTCAGGCTTTGGTTCGTAGCTCATCGCGCATCTCCATGATCCTGCGTTGCAGGATTTGATTGTGCTGCTCAAGGTCTTCGATACGAGTTACCGCAGCGGTAAGCAACTCGTCCATCCACGGGTCAATCCGATTGCGAGGGAAGTCAACGGCTGCCTTCCGCAGGCGTTCCTTCAGTTGTTTTTCAAGTGCTCCCACGGTCATACTCCTTTGCGGCCTTGGCCGCGTAGCCGTCCGTGGCTCTCCGGCGCTTCCCAGTTGCGCCCCGTGGCCCTCCGTTGTGGATGCGTGCCACCGTGTCAATCGACCAGTCCTGCGCGTAGCGCGAGAGGTAGGCGATGACTACGCGCCTGGCGTATTCAGGGTCGGTGACGTCGGTGTACTGGCGCAAACGAAGCGACTTGTCGTACTCGCAAGCGTCTTCCCAGTACACCTCCCAAATCTGGAAACGACCAAGCGCCTTCCCGTTGTCACCGACAGCGCGGTCAGGCTGACGCTTGCCGCCTGTTTCGACGGCTGCGATGGCGGTCAGGATGCGGTTGACATCCGTGCCGGCAGGCGGAGGCACGACCAGCACGGCGGCAATTATGGATGCGATCATCGGGTACCCCTCGGTTGTTCTCGCATCAGTTCCTTCACGCACCCGTGAGCGTCGAACGCAGCCGTGATGCCTGCGGGCAGGTCAGGCATGTGCATCTGGTGTCCGTTGACGAGAACGCCATCGAGCGTCCAAGTCAACAAACCCCACGCATTTGACGGGTAGGAATTGCCGTGCTGGTCGAATTGCTCATACGACTCCTCAAACCAGTGAGCGGTAATGATGCCGACGACGTGGTTTTCCTGCACGAACTCAATAGCCTTGACGTTGTCGTGTTCCAGCCAATCTAAATCGAGGTCGATTGTGTGCTCGGTAATCACGCGATCCTCCAAACTCGCACAAGGCGGCGGTGAGTGCTGACGCGAGCAGACTGGCGAACGTCGCCAGTCCAGACGAATCCCTCACGGAACACGCTGCCTGCGGCATTGCCTAGGTCAGCGTAGTTCAGGCCGGCTGCGGCCATGAGCGCCGCCACGTCATCGGCGGTCACGGTGCCGTGCTGTGCTGCGTACTCGTGGGCGAACAGGCGTGCCTGCGTCATCAGGAGCTCACGGGTTTGCGCGGCCAGCGACATGCCGGCATCACGCCGACGTGCTGCCTCAACGATGTCGAACAGTGGAAGGCTGTTCATCACAGCCCCCCTTCGGCGTCGGAGTGGATATGTCCGGTCGAGTCCATCGCACCGCCGTAGTCGGGGTCGGGCTCGTCGTTGGCCTCGGCGGCGACGGATGTGCGGAACTTGGCAACTGCAGACGTGACCGCCTCGCGTCGGGTGAACCCACAACCCCACACGGCAGGGGAAATCTCGGCAATCCAATTAGGCTTGCCGTCTGGCTTGCAAGTCAGGACAGACCGGATACCAGCGTCACGCTCGGCGCTGGTGACATCAAGAAACTTGAAGGTTGAGTGGTGCATGTCATCCTCTTTCTGCCGCGTCATGCGGCGTTGGTGGTCTTGCGGTACCAAGGAATCGCCTTGCTGACGGATTCGCTGCGGGTGTTCGCAAACTGCCAGCCGGCATAACCCTCCGCGCCCCATCGCCATCCCAAGCGTGGGCTGTAGATCCTGATGATGGCCACAATGTCGGACTTGCGTTCGGCATCGGTCACGGTGAAGCACTTCATGGTTGGTGTGGATTCCCACATGTCATCCTCTTTCTGCCACGTCATGTGGCCGGGTGGACTATACAGCCCTGTATATCGTGCGTCAAGTGGGTCAACATGAGCATTTGCCAATTTTTTTGGTTGTAGCCGTTTGCATTATTTGGGTCCGTAATCTGATGTCGTGCCTGATCGTGACCTGCGCACAGTTCCACGCATCGCACGCGAACTAGCAAACAAAGCTTCGCGTCGGCATACGCATGATGCATCGGACATCACTGGGAAACTAGGTGTCGCTCTCCTCCCTGTCGGAACGACAAACACCACAGTGTGTGCCGGCGACGATGCGCGACTTAGTGATTCCAGGCGTCCCGATGCGCACACGCACGGCATCACCGAGCTGACACAATCCGGAGCCACAAGCGGTCAGGTCATCGCGTGGAACGGATCTGCGTGGGCTGCAACGACGCCGGCTGCTGGGGCAATCACGAATTCCACGGCAGCACTAACTTCAGACGTTGCGTTGAGCGTCAACAATCAATGGTACGACGGGCCAAGCATTTCCCTGTCAGCTGGAACCTGGTTGGTGTTGGCGCATGCCACTTACAACAGAGCCACTACGACCGCAGCAACTAGGTTTCTGCGCATCACGAACAAGACCAACCACTACGCCAGCACCTCGGAATATCACCCGAGCGTCAATCCGAACAGCGCGAACTTGTTTGTTGCAGCGACTGTTGTTGTCGCATCAACAACGACGATTTATCTACAGGCCGCAACGTCTGTTGGATCAGTTTCCGAATTGTTGAAAGCTGCGACAGCAACAAACGGCAGCGGAAACAATGCCACGCAACTCAACGCGATCAAACTGGCATGAGCGCGACCATCATCCAGCATCAGCCTGGTTCCTTCACTGTGGAGATGAACGGTGATTCGTTGAGTGCGGGATGGGAGCAGTACTTCCTGCTGGTATCCGACGCTCACATCGACAACGCGCACGCCGACCGCAGCATGTTCGAGAAGCACATGCGGCAGTGCCGCGAGCGCGGTGCATACTGGATGTCTAATGGTGACTTCCTGTGTTTGATGCAGGGGAAGTGGGATCCGCGTAGCGACACCAGCGCCTGCCGGCCAGAGCATCAGCACGGCAAGTACCTCGACACCGTGATCCGAACGACAGCCGATTACATCGCTCCGCACGCCGACATGGCGATGATCTTTGCTCCAGGCAATCACGAAACTGCCGTAAAGCGCCGTCACGAAACGGACATGAACGAGCGTCTGGTTGAGGCGGCAAAGGCTCGCAATCCGCAATGCCCAGCACACGCCGGCAGCTACGCGAACTGGGTTCGGTTCCTCGTGCGGCAAAAGGACAGGCGCCAGGTGGTGGGCAACAGCATTGTCATGTACATGCACCACGGGTACGGTGGCGGCGGTCCGGTTACTCGAGGCACGATCCAGACCGCACGCATGGCGGTGTACCTGCCCGATGCCGACATCATCTGGACAGGCCACACGCACGACGAGTGGATTATGCCTATCCAGCGTGCGCGTCTGTCCCTTCACGGTCGCCCGTATCTCGACCGAGTGATGCACGTACGCAGCCCAGGCTACAAGGACGAGTTCAGCGAGCAGAATGGTTGGGCCGTCGAGAAGGGCATGCCGCCGAAGCCCAAGGGTGCGCTCTGGCTGCGGTTCTACATGGATCATGCTCGGGTCAACGGAACACCAGCGCGTAGACTTCGCTACGAAGTGCGCGAGGCGCAGTAACTGGACGTTTCAGAAGGACAGATAGGAGAACACATGCCGACACCAGCAAAGGGCAAACGATTCGCGAAGACCGTCCGCAACCCAGAAACCGGACGCACCCGCACCGTGAGCTACGGTCAGGCCGGCAAGGCCAAGGGCGGCGGCGACCGCATCAAGCCCGGAACCGCCAAGGGCGACGCCTACTGCGCACGCTCGTTCGCGCAGATGAAGGCGCATCCCAAGGCTGCACGAGATCCGAACAGCCCGCTCCGACTCTCGCGTGCGAAGTGGAAGTGCAGCGGCAAGACCTCGAGGAAGTGAACATGGCAAAGAAAGCAGCAAAGCGCGGTCTGTACGCAAACATCAACGCTCGTCGGGCCGCCGGCACTAGCCGACCAAAGTCCAAGAGCACCGTCAGCCCGTCCGCGTACAAGGCGATGAAGCGCGGATTCAAGTGAACCACCATGCGCGTTCGCCTGGGCCAACGGTACTGGGTGTTCCGCTTCGTGAATCACCTCACCAATTTCGGTGAGGTTGAGCACGGCGATAGTGCAGACACGCGCATCATCCGAATCCGACGCGGTCAGTCCGAACAAGAAATGCTCGACACGATCATCCACGAGGCGCTGCACGCCGCGAGGCCGGAGCTCGACGAGGACGCCGTTGCTTCAACCGCCAACGATCTAAGCCGCCTGCTGTGGAAGCTCGGCTACCGGCTCACGGACCCCAAATGACCTCGGAGTTGCGCCGGTAGTTGGCGATGCTCGTACGCGCCGACGGGCGCACGAGGTGCTTGTCGTTGAACAGCAGGTGGTTGTTGGGCAGCAGCGCGAACTGGCCGCCGTTGAGGTGCACCATGTTCAACGGTTTGTGCTCGTCTGGGTACCGGCTAAACCCATCCCGCCAATCCACCATGATCCCCGTGTGACGACCGTGCAATGCTGGGCCACGAACTGACGAGCAAACTAGTCCATCGAGGTAGTGACAATGCCAAGCCTCAATGTCCTCGCCCATCGCTCCCCACGGCTGCAACGTCATCGGCTGCTCCATGAACGTGTACCCGGTGCTCATCAGATGCCACAGCATCCCAGACCAGTGCGCTCCGCTCTCGAGCAGGACGTGTCCCATGATGGCCTGTCCGGGCCGGCAGTAGATGCCGTGCAAGATGCCGCGAGTCGTGCCGGCTGGCATTTCGGGCCCGAGCGCGACATTGTTCACATTGACATAGATGTGGTACGGCAGGTTGCAGTGACGCATGGCGGTAGGATAGGGGCGCGGTGACGTCGGATTCGACTGCCGACATGGGTGCTGCCTGAAGGCCGCGAGGTACGCCGCAGCGCCGGAACATTGGGGTAACGGGAACCTGCCGCCGGGGACAGACGCTCAGGCGTTGTGTCCCATGCTCATAACTACCGATGAGCATACAGTTTGTATGCGTTTCGGCAATCGCAGGCATTGGCGTGAATAGGCGTGAAGATGCGTGAATAGGCGTGAAGCGAATACAGATGTGCAGATGTGTAGTGCATTTGCTCCAACAGCCGATGAAATGACACGCTAGACTGTGACCCCAGAGCGAGTGCAAACGCTCAACAACCCAACCTGGGGGGCAGCGGGTCAGCTCGCACTCGCTCCCCGCTGTCTCCTCAGGATTTCATTTGTCCGCTACATGGCGGACGGAAGGCAGAATCATGCATTGGTTTCCCCTGTATACGAAAGAATGGGCAGCGTCGGTCGGCCACATGTCGGCGGCCCAGCGCGGGATCTACATCAGCCTGCTGGTGTTCCAATGGGACAACGGCAGCGTGCCAGACTGCATTGAGCAATGCGCACGCATTGCGGGCGCAATGCAGATGCAGGAAGGTGACTGGCTGATAATCCGAGACAAGTTCAAGCGCAGCGACGAGGACGGTCGGCTCCGCAACGCCAAGTTGGAGAGCGTCCGTAGCACGCAAGTCGAGAAGGCAGAAGCAGTTAGCAACAACGCGAGGCGTGCTGCGGCAGCCCGTCACAAGCGCCCAGAACCATGCGCACGCACTGCGCCCGCAATGCCGACGCAATGCGCGAGCAATGCGCGAGCATTGCCCACGCAATGCCATTCAGAGTCAGAATCAGAATCAGAGTCAAAGAGAATCAAAACCCCCCCTACCCCCCTTGCTCGAGACGCGATGCGACGTCTGTTGCTGCGTGAGCCGGCCTGGCGGACACGGGTCGAACGGGCGGGGGCGGGGGATTGGTATGTCAAGGGGGAGGACGGACAGCAGAGGCTTGTGACCGAGGACGAGGTCATTGCCGACGGGATAGCCGTGATGACCGCCAAGGTTGAGCAGGAGCGCGAGCTCACGCTCGCCAAACTGCGCACGAACGGACTGTCCGACGGAGACTCCGAATTGCTCTACCGCCGCTGGCTAGTTGAGTACCTTGACGGCGGACCATCGCCAGCGACAGTCGTGCGCAACGATCTCGCCGACAAGAGCGTCAGGAACATCGCAGCCGTGTGGAGGGCACGACTCGCCGCCCCGTACAATCCCGGTCATGGCACGCAAGCGCAAGTCGTCGGGGAAGCAGGTGCTGCTGGCGGGCCTCGATGACTGCATCCTCGGCGTGCACTACCCCCGCGCCGGCGAGGCAGGGCCGCCCGTGGTCGTCTACAGCGCGGACATGATCGCAGCACGCTTACGCGACGATCAGGGCATGACCCAGGTCGAAGCACGGTGCTTCGTTACCGACGAAATCGAGGCACGGTGGATGGGTCCGGGCACACCGCGACTAGTGTGGGCGGCAACTATCCAAGATTTCGGAATAAACAGCACCAAGGACTGATATAATCACGCCATGATCGTACGAAGCTTCGATGACTGGAAGGCCGCCGTGCGCGAGCACATGGCACAGACCGGACAGGTCACCAACGCGCTGGCTGTTCGCATGGACGCCGAGGACCGCATGGCCGCACACAACGTGCGGTGCCTGCTCTCTGACGCACCCAAGATCAGGCGCAAGGGATGCAACCTCGCCAGCGCAATCGCCATTGCCGAATCCGTTGGACTGGAAATCCATCTTTCATACAAGAATGAAACCTGATGCCAAGCAAATCACCCGCCCAGAAGCGCCTGATGCAGGCGGCAGCACACTCCCGGTCGTTCGCAAAGAAGGTCGGCGTCCCTATGTCCGTCGCAAAGAAGTTCGTGCGGGCGGACAAGGCGAAGGCAGCCAAGCGCCGCGCCAGATAGGACGACCGCCAGAGCCCGTCCCGAAAGACCTAGCCGACGAACTCGTCGCATGGTTGGCCGCTGGCAAGCCGCTGCGGGAATGGTGCAGACTTGAAGGCAAGCCTCATTTCACCGTGGTCTACGACTGGAGAGCCAAAGATCCAGCGTTTGACCTACGCATCGCGCAGGCGCGTGAGGACGGGCATGACGTGATCGCCGACGAGTGCAAGGAACTGGCCGACACCAAGCCAGCCGATCAGGTCGAGGTCGCATGGCGTCGCCTTCAGGTTGAGACGCGGCTCAAGCTCCTCGCCAAGTGGAACCCAAAGAAGTACGGCGACAAGGTCGGGGTGGACCATGCCGGCGGCGTGAACCTGACCGTCATCACAGGCGTGCCAAGTGCCGATAAGTCTTGACTACAACCCGCGCCAATGGCAGCGTGAGTGCCATCTCAAGCGCAAGCGGTTCACCGTGCTAGCCCTGCACCGCCGTGCCGGCAAGACGGAACTTGCCATCATGGAGCTTCTGGACAAGGCTCTGAAATGCAAGCAGCCGCTTGGGTTCTACGTGTACATCGCACCGTTCCTGCGCCAGGCCAAGGCAATCGCATGGGCTCGATTGAAGGACAAGTTGCGCCCGATGCGCACGACTGGGGCCATCGACATCAACGAGGTGGATCTGGCCGTCGTGTTCAAACACAACGGCGCGACCATCCGCCTGTTCGGCGGCGACAACCCCGACGCCTTGCGCGGCGTCCGTCTCGACGGCTGCGTGATTGACGAGGTCGCACAGATCAAGCCCGAGGTCTGGACCGACATCGTTCAGCCTGCCCTGTCCGACCGCAAGGGCTGGGCGATGTTCATTGGCACGCCGTCTGGCATCAACCTGTTCAGCGAGCTGTTCTACCGCTCCAACGGCCTTGAGGACTGGTGGTCTGCCCTCTATACCGTCGATGATACGGACGCCATCGACCGTGACGAGGTCAAGCGCTTGCGCCGCGACATGCCAGAGTCGGCGTTCGCACGCGAGTACCTGTGCGACTTCAGCGCAGCCGGCGACGATCAGTTGATAACGCTGTCCGACGCTGAGTCAGCGGCACGGCGCCGATACTCAGACGGCGACATCATCGACTCCCCGCTGGTCGTTGGCGTTGACCCGGCCCGGTTCGGTGACGACCGCAGCGTGATCGTTCTGCGCCAAGGGCTCGTCGTGTTTGAGCCGCAGGTCTACCGTGGGATCGACAACATGGGCCTGGCTGGCCGTGTCGCCAACGTCATCGAGGAGCGCGACCCGGACGGCGTGTTCATCGACGTCGGCGGCGGGGCGGGCGTGATCGACCGGCTGCGCCAGTTGGGCTACGGGATCGTGGAGGTGAACTTCGGCGGCAAGCCCAACAACCCCGGCCTGTTCGTCAACAGGCGCACCGAAATGTGGTGGACGATGCGGGAATGGCTCGAGCAGGGCGGCTCGATCCCCAACGACCCGTTCCTGAAGGCCGAACTCGCCACCCCAACGTACTCGTACGACAGCAACGGCAGACGGGTGCTTGAGTCCAAAGACGACATCAAGCGCCGGCTACAGGGTGGGGCGAGCCCGGACATCGCCGACGCGCTGGCGCTGACGTTCGCGTTCCCCGTCGGAAAGCAGCTCCCACGCGAGGTGCGCGACCGCATCGACACACGGCCAGGCGACTACGACCCATACGAGGGCATGCAATGATCCGACCAGCGACCCGCGATGACGTTCTTGCGCTGCTGACGATGGGCAGGCAATTCATTCAGTTCAGCGAGTACAGGTCGATCAACGACCATCTGACCGACGAGCAACTAGCGAACGGTATAAGCGCGGTCATCGACTGCGGAGTTTCGTTTGTTGCGCTCGACGGCGAGCAAATCATCGGCGGCATCCTTGGCGTGGTAGGCCCGCTCTGGTTTGCGCCGCACGTTCAGACCGCCGTTGAGCTCGCTTGGTGGGTTGATCCTGCGTACCGTGGCATGGCTGGCATCAGGCTCATGCAGGCGTTTGAGAATGCGGCCAAGCAACGCGGTTTGAAGTACGTGGCTATGAGCGATCTGGTGATGAATGGGCGAGATGAGACACCTGCCGCAAGAATCCTCGGCATCATGGGTTACACTCTGACCGAGCGGATGCATTCCAAGGAGATTTGAAATGGCAGCGATCAGCACCATCGCCGCAGTGGCGGCAGCAACGGCAGCGGCGGCAGGAACGGGGTACGCGATCTATTCAGGCGAGCGTGCCGATGAGGCCCAGAAGCAGGCGCTTGGCGAGCAGCGGCAAGCGCAAACGCAGGCGAGCGCACAGGCAGCATCGCAGCAGCGACGCAGCGCCCAGGCTATGGCCGCAGCCAACCGCCGGCAGCCCAACATGGGCGAGATCATGGCTGGCGCAGCGGAGGGCGCAGGTGGCGGGCCGACCAGCACCATGCTGACTGGACCGACCGGCGTCAACCCGCAGGATTTGGCGCTCGGTCGCAGTTCACTCCTCGGAGGGTAATCGTGAGCGAATACACCGGCGACGCACAGTCCTACCCAAGCGCACCGACACGCGACAAGCTGTTCACGCGGTGGTGGCAGCTCAAGTCTGAGCGTGCGTCGTGGCTCTCGCACTGGCAGGAGATCACGACCTACCTGCTCCCGCGCAACGGGCGCTACTTCCGCCAGGACCGCGACAAGGGCTGGCGCCGGCACAACAACATCTACGACAACACCGGCACCCGCGCACTGCGCACGCTCGGCGCTGGCATGATGGCTGGCGCGACCAGCCCGGCACGGCAGTGGTTCAGGCTGGCAACCGCCGACCCGGAACTGAACTCCTACCAGCCCGTCAAGTTGTGGCTTGACGACGTTACGCGCCGCATGCAGCTCGTCTTCCAGAAGTCCAACACCTACCGCGCTCTGCACACGATGTACGAAGAGCTCGGTGCGTTCGGCACTGCCACGAGCATCGTGCTGCCCGACTTCAAGAACGTCATCCACCACTACCCCGTCACGACGGGCGAGTATTGCATTGCCACCGACGCGCAGGGCCGCGTTGACACGCTGTACCGCGAGTTCGAGATGACGGTCGCCGCGATGGTGAAGGAGTTTGGCTACAAGAACTGCTCAACCACCGTGCGCAACATGTGGGATCGAGGCACGCTTGACCAATGGATTCCGGTCATCCACGCCATCGAACCGCGATCCGACCGCGACCACAAGAAGCGCGACAACAAGAACATGGCGTGGGGCTCGTGGTACTTCGAGGTCGGCGGCGAGGACGGCGTGTTCCTGCGAGAGAGCGGGTTCGAGCAGTTCCCCGCGCTCGTCCCGCGCTGGGCTACCGCCGGCGGCGACATCTACGGCAACAGCCCGGGCATGGAGTCGCTTGGCGACATCAAGCAGCTACAGCACGAGCAGTTGCGCAAGGCGCAGGCCATCGACTACCAGACCAAGCCGCCGCTCCAGGTGCCCGTGTCGATGAAGAACCGCGACGTCGAGACGCTGCCCGGAGGCATCTCGTTCGTGGACGGCGCGTCAGCGGGCATCAAGACGGCGTTTGAGGTCAACCTCAACCTCCAGTACCTGCTGAACGACATCCAAGACTGCCGCGAGCGTGTTCGTGGTGCGTTCTATGCCGACATGTTCCTGATGCTGGCGGGCCAGCCGAACACCCGCATGACGGCCACAGAAGTCGCCGAGCGCCACGAGGAGAAGTTGCTCATGCTCGGGCCCGTGCTCGAGCGCCTGCACAACGAACTGCTCGACCCGCTGGTGGACATCACGTTCACGCGCATGTTGCAGGGCGGCATCATCCCGCCAGCGCCCGAGGAGTTGCAGGGCATGGACCTGAACGTCGAGTTCGTCAGCATGCTCGCCCAGGCACAGCGTGCCATCGGCACGAACTCGGTCGACCGCTTCGTCGGCAACCTCGGCCAGATCGCCACGATGAAGCCGGACATCCTCGACAAGTTCGACAGCGACCAGTGGGCCGACATCTACGCAGACATGCTTGGCGTGGACCCGTCGCTAATCATCGCCGACAAGGAGGTCGCGGCCATCCGCACCGCCCGCAACCAAGCGATGGCGGCCAAGGAGCAGTCAGCGGCATTGCAACAGTCGTCGCAGACGGTCAAGAACATGGCGCAGGCTCCGACCGGACAGCAGAACGCCCTGACTGACGTGATGAACATGTTCAGTGGATACACCAGCCCGTCGGCGCTGGAAGTTTGAGAGGATTGAATGCCATACTTTATGAAGACGCCCGGTGGTCCTTGGCTTTACAACTCAACCACAGGCGATTTCGCTGGATTGAAAGATCCCGACGGCAGCGAACTGATCTTCGCTAGAGCTCCGCATACGGGTGGGTTTTTTGACGTGTCAAACCAGACTGCGCTTGCAAACACTGCTACGCCAATGGAATACGACACAACCGACTTCTCGCATGGAGTTTCGGTTGTGAGCAACAGCCAAATCACAGTGACACGCGCTTCGGTCTACAACATCCAATTCAGCGCCCAGTTCAAGAACACAGACAACTCATCGGAGCACAACGTAAGCGTGTGGCTCGCATTGAACGGAACCAATGTCGCAAACAGCAATACACAGATCACGCTGCCGAGAAAGCATGGTGGTGGTGACGGGTTGCTGGTTGCAGCATGGAACTTTTTCGTGACCATGAACGCCGGCCAGTACGCGCAGATCCTTTGGTCCACGCCAAACACCGCCGTGTCGATTGCCTACGAAGGCACGCTATCGACTCCGACCAGGCCGGCTACGCCGTCTGTGATCCTGACCGTCAACGAGGTCAACGGTATCTCCTGACGTTGCTAGTTCAACATTCGCCATCTCAGACAGTCCAAACGTGAGCAATTACGACCCCCTCGACATCCGTGGTCAGGAGCGCAGCAAGGCCGAGCGCGACCAGCGTGAACGCCTCGAGCGCGAGAACGAGGCCGCCGACGTCAAGTGGCTGATGAACAACAAGCGTGGCCGGCGCATGGTGTGGCGGTTGCTGGACAGGGCCGGAGTGTTCCGATCCTCGTTCGCCACCAACAGCATGACGATGGCATTCTCTGAAGGTAACCGTAACTACGGCCTACAGTTACTTGGTATTATCCATGCCGTATGCCCGGAACTTTATCCGGTCATGTTGAAGGAACACACGAATGAACGAACCAACGACGATGCTGGCGACCCCAACCAGTGAGGCGCCCACATCATCGAATGCCAGCAACACCTCCGCGACGGCGGAGAAGTTGTATGGCGAGCAGAAGGCGTCTGCACCTCAGACTGCGCCCGCCGATACGGCCAAGGCGCAGGACGCCCCTGTGACCGGACAGGCAGAGAAGGCCGCCGAGGCACCCGCCGACGCCAAGCCGACCACGCCTGAGAAGTACGAATTCAAGGCTCCTGAAGGTCAGGAGTTTGACGGTGACACCATCACCGCGTACTCGGAGGTCGCACGGGAACTCAAGCTGAGTCAGGACGCTGCGCAGAAGCTGCTTGACGTCATGGGCCCGAAGATGGCCGAACGTCAAATGGCTCAGATTCAGGCCGTTCAGGGCGCTTGGATGGAGGCATCCAAGCAGGACAAGGAATTCGGCGGCCCCGCGCTTGCCGAGAATCTGTCCGTTGCCAAGAAGGCGCTGGATGCGTTCGGCACCGCTGAACTCCGCACACTGCTCAACGAGTCTGGGCTGGGGAATCATCCGGAGATCGTCCGGCTGTTCTTCCGCGCAGGCAAGGCAATCAGTGAGGATCGTGTCGTGACGGGCTCGACCGGGCAGGCCAAGGCCGGCCCCAAGTCGTTCTCCGATCTGGCCGATGTTCTGTACTCGTAACTAACCCCTACAAAGGAATCGCAACATGGCAACTCTCTCTACGTCGAATCTGACGCTGGCCGACTGGGCCAAGCGCACCGATCCGGATGGCCGCGTCCCGGTCATCGCGGAACTCCTCTCGCAGTCGAACGAAATCCTCGAGGACTGCGTCTTCAAGGAAGGCAACCTCCCCACGGGCGAGCGCGTCGTCATCCGCACCGGGCTTCCCTCGGTGTACTGGCGCGCCCTCAACCAGGGCATCCCGAACAGCAAGAGCACGACCGCTCAGGTCGATGAGGCTTGCGGCATTCTGGAAGCCCGCAGCGAGGTGGACAAGGATCTGGCGATGCTGAACGGCAACACCGCTCAGTTCCGCCTGTCCGAAGACGTCGCCTTCCTCGAGGCAATGAACCAGACGCAGGCCACCACCCTGTTCTACGGCAACCCCGCCACCGATCCGAAGCAGTTCCTCGGCCTCGCGCCGCGTTACTCAGACATCGGCGCCGGCAGCCCGAACAACTCGCAGAACATCATTACCGCCGGCGGTAGCGATGCCACCAGCAACACGTCGATTTACCTCGTCGTGTGGGGTGACCAGACCGTGTACTGCCCCTTCCCCAAGGGCAGCAGCGCCGGCCTGATCCACGAAGATCTCGGCGAGCAGACCGTCTACAACAGCGATGGCACCCGTCTTCAGGCGTATGCCACCCGCTACCAGTGGAAGAACGGTCTGGTGGTCAAGGACTGGCGCTACGTCGTCCGCATCTGCAACATCGACACCGATGACCTGATTGCGCAGACCACTACGCAGGCTCCTTCGGCTGCTACCGCGATCATCAAGCTGATGAGCCGCGCCTTGTACCGCATCCCCAACATGGGCATGGGTCGGGCCGCGTTCTACATGAACCGCACCGTCCACAGCGGCCTTGCCATCGCTGCGCTCGACAAGAGCCAGTACGTGCTCAAGGTCAACGAAGGTCTGTCGCAGTTCGGTCAGCCCTACAGCTGGCTCTCGTTCCAGGGCGTGCCCCTGCGCCGCGTGGATGCCATCGTCAACACCGAAGCCGTCGTGTCCTAATAGGACCGACAGAAAGGAACCAACACAATGATTACTGATCGTCTTCTCGTCGTGTCCGGGTCGAACAACCCCGGATCTGCCATCAGCGGGCAGGCCATTACCGCTGACGCCGTTTCGACCGACACCATTGATCTCGGCACCGCCCGAGACATCGGTGAAGGTTCGGATCTGTTCATGGTGTTCACCGTGGTTACTGCATTCGACAACCTGACCTCGCTCGATCTTGAGGTGGTCATCAGCGCGAACGCGAACCTGTCCAGCCACACCGTGCTTGCAGAAACGAACGTCCTTCTTGCTGGACTGACCGCCGGCAAGCAGTACGTGGTTGCCCTGCCCCCGCAGATTGCAAGCCTCGGTCAGCGTTACCTCGGCGCCCGCTACGACGTAAACGGGACCAACCCGACCACTGGCAGCATCCTTGCTGAGATCGTTCACAACATCCAGGACGGTCGCAAGTTCTACGCCAGCGGCTTCTCGGTGACCTGACATGAAAGTCCGCGCACTCGTGACGTGTTTCATCGACAACGGCCTCCGCAAGGAGGGCGAAGTCTTCGAGTACAACGGTCCTGCCAACGGGAACGTCGAGCCGCTCGACGCGCCCCGCGAACCGGAGCAGCCTGAAGTCGTGCCTGTGGTGCGACCCAAGCGAGGCCGGCCAGCCAAGACCACCGTCACGGCGGACTGATACGACGCATGTGACTCTGGAGGGGCGTCGGCCTAAACACCCGGCGCCCCTCTTTTCCTAGGAGGATCGAATGGCAAGCGTGGTTGAGATCTGCAATCTGGCACTCGCGCACCTCGGCGACGACGCCTCCATCGCCAGCATCGACCCGCCCGAGGGGTCAGCGCAGGCCGAGCACTGTGCCCGGTTCTACCCCATCGCCCGGGACAGCCTGCTCCAGATGCACGCCTGGAACTTCGCGTCCCGTCGCGCACTGCTCGCGCAGGTCTCGATGCCGTACTCCATGTGGAAGTACGCCTATGCCTGCCCCGGCAACATGATGGTTGCCGTCAGCGTGCTGCCGCACGACGCTGAGAACGACTACGCAGCCAAGTTCGTCCCAAGCGATACCCCAGACTTCCTGCACAACTACGCACCGCTCGTTGCAGCTGGGCGTTACGTGCCGCAGCCCTACAGCATCGAGACCGACACGCTCGGCAACAAGGTGCTGTACACCGACCAAGAGAACGCGCTGCTGCGATACCAGGCGCTCATCACGGACCCGACCAAGTTCGACCCGCTGTTCGTCATGGCGCTGTCGCACCACCTCGCCGCCATGCTTGCCGGCCCGGTCATCAAGGGCGATCAGGGTGCGGCGGAGGGCAAGCGACAGGCGCAGATGATGATGGCCTACCTGCAACAGGCCCGCATGTCTGACGCAAACCAGCGCAACATCAAGCCGGAACACATCACGGGCTGGATCGCAGGACGCTGACCTATGCCAAGCACCCGCATCTACAACAGGTCGTTCGCAGGCGGCGAGCTGTCGCCGGAGATGTTCGGGCGCATCGATGACATCAAGTTCCAGACTGGAGCCGCCAAGCTGCGGAACTTCATCCCAACCCCGCAGGGGCCGGCAGAGAACCGACCTGGCACCACTTACGTGGCGACGGTCAAGGACAGCACCAAGAGCACGCGACTGCTGCCGTTCACGTACAGCACGACGCAGACGATGGTGCTTGAGTTTGGGCAGGGCTATATCCGATTCCACACGCAGGGCAGCACGTTGCAGGCTGGATCACCGGCGGCCTACAACGGTGCGACCGCGTACGTGGTGGGTGACTTGGTGTCCTCGGGTGGGGTGAACTACTACTGCATCGCGGCCACGACTGGCAACGCACCGCCGAACGCGACGTACTGGTATCCGCTGCCGTCAAGCGCCTACGAGATCCCGTCGCCGTACCAAGAGGCCGACCTGTTCTCAATCCACTACGTGCAGTCAGGCGACGTGCTGACGCTTGTGCACCCTAATCACGCGCCGCGTGAACTGCGCCGCCTTGGTGCTACGACGTGGACTCTGACGACGATTACGTTCGTCGCTCCGGTCGCTGTGCCTGGCGCCCCGACGGTCACGGCCAGCCGCGGTGACGCGCTCAACATCACGGGCATCACGCAGGCAAACCCAGGTGTTGTGACTACGGTCGGCAATCACGGGTTCGCCATCGGCGACAGCGTGTACATCGACGGCGGCACGATGACGCAGTTGAGCGGGTTCTACCTCGTCAACACGACGCCAGCCACGAACACGTTCTCGGTCAAGGCGTACGACACTGGCATCCCGGTCAACACGACGACCTACACCGCATGGAGCAGCGGCGGGTTCGTGCAGTTCGGCGACAAGAGCCTCGACTTCGACAACTTCTACGTCGTGACGGCCATTGCGCAGAACGCGGTGGACGAGAGCGCGGCAAGCCCGAGCGGCAACGTCATCAACAACCTGAACGCCATCGGCGCCAAGAACACGATCAGCTGGAGCGCAGTCGCGGGGGCGCTCCGGTACAACGTGTACAAGCGTCAGAGCGGCCTGTACGGCTACATCGGGCAGACGGCTGCCACGTCGTTTGACGATGACAACATCGCGCCGGACATGGGCATCACGCCGCCCATCGTCGAAACGCCGTTCAACAGCGCGAACAACTACCCGCGCTCGGTGTCGTACTTCGAGCAGCGGCGCATCTTCGCCGGCACGAACAATGCTCCGCAGACGATCTGGATGACGCGCTCGGGTACGGAAAGCGACCTGTCGTACTCGTTGCCGGTCAAGGACAGCGACCGTATCAGCATCCGCGTGGCTGCCCGCGAACTCAACACAATCAATCACATCGTCCCGCTGACGCAGTTGCTGCTGATGACCAGCAGCGCGGAATGGCGCGTCAGCCCGATCAACTCCGATGCGCTGACGCCGACCACGATCAGCGTGCGCCCGCAGTCGTACATCGGTGCCAACGACGTCCAGCCCGAGATCGTGAACAACACGGTCGTGTACTGCGCTGCTCGAGGCGGGCACGTGCGCGAGCTCGGTTACTCGTGGCAGTCCAGCGGGTTTATTACTGGCGACCTGTCCATCCGGGCAGCCCACCTGTTCGATGACCTGACGTTGGTTGACATGTGCTACAGCAAGAGCCCGCAGCCAATCCTGTGGTTCGTCAGCAGCAACGGCAACCTGTTGAGCTTGACCTACATGCCCGAACAACAGATCGGGGCTTGGGCTCAGCACGACACGCTTGGCCTGTATGAGTCATGCACAGCCGTGGCCGAGGGCAACGAGGACCGCGTGTACGTGGTCGTCAAGCGCACGATCAACGGCAACTCGGTGCGCTACATCGAGCGGATGGCCAGCCGGCAGATTACGACGCTTGAGGCGTGCTTCTTTGTGGACGCGGGCCTGACGTACGACGGCACAAACACCACGGCAACGACCGTAACTGTCTCTGGCGGCACGACTTGGGGTCCGTCCGACGTGCTGACGATCACGTCTAGCACCCCGACCTTTGCGTTCCCGGCAACGACCGACGTCAATGACGCCATCGTCCTGACCGATTCGGCGGGCAACAAGTACCGCCTGCGGATCATCGGTACGAGCAGCACGACGGTGGCGACGGCACGGGTAGACGTCACGCTGCCCGTCGCCCTGCGCAACACCGCCACGACCGTCTGGGCGTTCGCCAGAGACAGCGTGAGCGGCTTGGGGCATCTGGAGGGGGCTACGGTCAGCATCCTCGCTGACGGGGCTGTACAGCCGCAGGAAACCGTCTCCAGCGGCTCCGTGACGCTCGACCGTGCCGCAGTCCTGATCCACGTCGGCCTGCCCTACGAGAGCGATCTACAGACCCTGCCGGCGGTGATGAGCATCGACGGTTACGGGCAGGGGCGTTATAAGAACGTCAACAAGGCATACTTGCGGGTGTTCAAGTCGAGCGGGATCTTCGTGGGCCCGACGGCTGACCGGCTTGTGGAGGCCAAGCAGCGCACGACCGAGCCATACGGCACCCCGCCGAGCCTGAAGAGCGACGAGATCGACGTTGACCTGAAGCCAGCGTGGCGGGCCGGCGGTCAGGTCTACATCCGGCAAGCCGACCCGCTGCCCCTGACGGTCGTGGGTCTGACCCTTGAAGTTGCGCTAGGAGACTGACGATGAGCCAA